CCCTGCTGGAGGCTTGGCTATTTTTTTCGGCATGAATCGCTCAGGTTCGCGCGATTTGCCAGCAAAGGCCCCATACATGCTTGCGCAAATACGACCTACCATCTTCCAAGCTTCCCAGAAGTCCAGAGGAGGATTTTCAGCCAGGTAGATCCGCCACTCCGCGAATTCATCGGCATCCATCGACTCGATCTCACGCACCGACTTTTGCAGAGCCAGAGCTAGCCGGAAGATGGCTTGTCGCCCTGGCCGTTCAAGTTTTTTGCGAGTACCTCTTGCTCTGCCACTCTGAGCTTATTGAGTATCATCGCCTTATCGACAAGCGGGTCCGCAATATTGGGATCAAGCTGACGAATCAGATCAATCTCATCCGGTTGGAATATCTTGATGCCCCGCTCGTCAAAGCAGCAATAGAGCAAGCATGCCACCCTGTTACCCATCGGTCCATTTAGGAGCGGATCAAAGATGTCCCGCTCACCAGTGATGAGCCGCTTGACATAGACCTTCCCAACTCCTGGGACGTCAACCGTCTCGTAATAAGGCTTCGATTCCCGCGCGATCGCCAGAAACCGCTCTCTCAGCTCGAGTTGGTCCAAGTAGGTAATCCTGTCTGTTGGATCGAAAAACTTGCTGCCAGGTTGTTCTCGACGTCTTCCGCTTCGTAGCCCGTCCAGTCCGAGATACCCGATCCGACGAATTGACACGTGCTGTTTGCGTTTCCAGTGTTCATCGTGGCAAGCCACGTGTTCGGCCCATTGGTGGGGCTGTCAACGAGGTTGCGCACGAATTTGTGCACCGCGTCAGTCGGATCGAACCAGAGATCACACACAACCTCCGCCGGCTTTTTTATGGTCGCGCGAAAGGTGTGCACGGTCGATGCAAGTGCCGTGGTCATCGCCTGGGTGACAGTGCCGCCACCAATGCCAGTGATGCTGGTGATGTTATTGACCAGCGAGAAGCTATTCGAACTTCCGCTGATCTCATCAACACCGAGAGTTGTCCCTTGTGCCGGCCAAACGAGTGCCATTACTCACCCTCCTTTAACGCCGCAAGCCGATACGCGTCAGGCTCTGCCACCGTCGGACATCGTTCCAATTTACCAGAGGCTACCGCCTCGTTAATCGACGGTATCGGCCACGGATCGCCCACTTTGACGTCGGGCCGCCCCGTGATGATCACCGCCCGCTCGTAAGGCCGTTCAGTCTCGAGCGGCTTGCCGGCCGTGCGGCGGACGATCTCGTCCACCCTCCCAGCCCGAACGAACGCCACTAAATGATTCACCCTATCCTCCTCCGGCGGATAGCCGGTATTGTATGCGATACTCACTCGTTGTGCGATAAAGCCACTGATCCGACCCAGCTTTGGGTGGCTCATCCATGTCGCTATCACCCTGATGCACTACTGACATTATCGTGCACGACCCATCACCCCAAACCCCTGGCACGCCATTGATTGCATCGTAGATCGCCGCCACCGCTTCCTTGGTATCGGATCCCGTAAATGACCAGACATCGAATTGCACGCGTGCCGCGGCCGTTCCGTCGCCGCTGACGAGCACCTGCCCCTTCGGCTTTGCCGGTACGAAATAGGTAAGTGCGGCTCCCGAGGTACTGTATTGCCATTTCTCGGGTACTCCACTCTTAAAGATCGCTGGTTGCGTTCCATCGGCCTGCACGCCGAGAATCGCTGTTAGCGCCGCAATCCCGGAAAGTTCGGCCACTAAAGCTTGCTCGAACAACTGCGCCATTATCGCTGCCGCGCCCTGAACCCAGGCACCGTCGGGCCGTCTTTTATCTTCCGTTGTCGCCGGAGTGCCAGATAGTACATCTGCTCTGCACTTAACGAGCTGCCACCACCTCCGGCAGCGCCGACTGTTGCCAGGTAGCTGATCGGTGAACCGGAGATCGTCAACGACGGGCTTGCGGAGATTGAGATTGATTTTGTTCCGGCCGCAAATGCGGTATAGGTAAATGTCCCGTCGCCCGAGATGGTGACTGGAGTAAACGTACCGCTGGCGCCCGAGTCCGATGGAGTAATCGTACCTGCATAAGTGCCATTAATCGTGACCGTAAAATTAGTCGACGGAACGCCTACCGTGCCCGATGTCGGCCCCGAAAACACAGCCGTTGTCGCCGGAGTGCTCTGGTAAAGCGGACCACCCGTGCGCCCCTTACCGGTCTGTTGTGGTGATAAACTAGCCATTATCTGAGGCGAGTAAAGGTAGAGTGAACCACCGGTGCGACCTTTCCCGGTCTCTTGCGGGGACAACGTTGCGCCGGAATCCAGCAACGGGTCGAGCCGAAAGATAACGACCCGAGACGGTTGCTGAGCATTGGCTTGCCATGGGAAATGGATCACGGTGAGGGATTTAAGGTGATGTAGACAGGGAGCGCGCCACTGGCCGTGAATGCGAAATGCGCCTCGCCACTATTACAATCGGCTGCCGCTCCGGCGAAGTAATATTCGTTTGTGGATGCGATCTGCGTGATCGTCCCTGTAACAGCCGAACTCGCGCCGCCCGAAAGCGTCCGAGTGCCCGTGACGGAGCCACTTGTATAAGCGGCAGTATAAGGCGCCGTTGATGAGAACATACGAAAACTAAAACCGAACGCAGCATTTTTTTGAAGAGCCGGCAGTCGATCTATCACCTGTCGGTCAACCACGGCTTGCGTCGACACCGTGGAAACGGTCGCCGCAACCACCGTGTTAAAGACATCGCCGCCGGAATACCCGGATGGGACCGTCCCAGAAAGCGTGTAGAGCCCGGTTACGGGATTGGCTACAGTCAACGTGAACGATCCGTCAAGTGTGCCATTATGATAGACGCCAGCCGTAGGCGTCGAATCGGCGTTTACGGTCGCACCGCCCGGACCAGACACGACGAATTCGCAATAATAGGCATCCCCCGCGCGAAAACCCATGATTACCTCATGCTACGTTGGCGCATCCGACTCTGGGAACCAGTCGACCTTGAAGCGATGCAATCGATTGGAGCGTTTTGGCCGCAATGTATGCATTCGCTATTACGTAAGGATGGATGCCGTCACCCGTCCAGTAAGTCGAATTTGACCCCGCGTTATAAGCGTAGACCATGTCGTTTGCATTGAGGTTTATTGGAATGACCCAGCACAGCGGATCACCACTAGACGTCAAGTAATTGGTCACACCGAGCGTGACGGCAGCATTCAGGGTCGCATAGTTAAGGATAGAGCCCGTGCAACCTGCCCACGACAGAGCAATCAGGATCTGGCATTGGGTCGGAATAACCGCTCGTAGCGCGGTCAAGAACCCGCTTACAGAGGATGTTACCTGTGCTGCTGTGATCGTACCGCGAAGGGCGTCGTTCACGAAATTTTCGACCAATACATAATTGAGGTTTGACGGGAATGCCATCGAGACGCCGCTGTAGATGGAATTCCAGTTTGACGTCGAGGGGCTCCCTGGGACAAAAAACGCAGGAACCTCGCCATGGGCACCGCTGCCGTATCCACCGACTGCTGGCACCATCCAGCCAGTTCCCGGAAACACGTGCGATGCAACCTCGCACCCGAGCGCATTGCCAATAAAACGGCCAGAGGATTGGCTAAAATCGGAGTTTGGGTACGTCAGCGAGCTTGCCGATGCCAGGTCGTACGACCCAGTGGCCCGCGAGTCTCCACAGACGAGCATCAGTCCTGAATTGAGCCCCGTAATGGCCACCGTCGATGCCGCGCTGCCAGTGGAAATAGACGTCCAGTTGAGCACTTGCGCCGTGTTGGCTCCCGTCCATTGATTGGTTGGACACTGCTGAACTTCTACCCTGAAAGTATGCGTTGCCGCCGTTGTGCTGGCCAGCAACACAAGTGAAGTTGTGGCACTGACAAGCGTGGTTGTTGGTACTCCGCCGTCGACGATGACTTTCAGGTACGTCTGATTGGGAGTAGGTGACGTTGCTGGAATCGAGCTGAAATTCAATGTAACAGTATCACTCGCTGCCGTTGTAATCCACACGTCAAAGTACGTTGGACAGGCGCAAGTCGCGTTCCCCGACGTGATCGACCAGCACAGACCATTACCGGTTGCGCCACCAGTTGGGCCACCTGGGTAATGGATGTTGGTGTCTGTGGGGAGGATACTGCTCATATCAGAATAGTTCCTCTAGACAGACCTCGTACGCCACGAGGGTTTGATTCACGGTCGCACCGCTCAGCACGATCTGAATATCAAAGGTCAAACTGTTGGTCGTGTTGACGGTGACGGCATTAGGAGGCGCGCTCGGTGTCCCTGCCGTTGTGCCATTAAGGATCGTATACGTGCTAGCCCCAAATCGACAGTAGCCAATCGTGTTGACTGTGCCTGACGATCCGTTGGTCGCACAAATAATGTCGGCCTGTCCCCAAAAAGGCGAGTTAGTAAGGTTCGCCGTATTGGATGTAGTGATGTTTACACCGACAATATTGCCGCCCAGCAATATTGAAATCGAGCTATTACCAACGTTTGTCGTGGTAGTTATGTACCCGCCAAAGGTAACGCGCAGTTTCTTTCCAGGGACGAAAAAGTTCGCCGGCAGCGAGACCGACCCTATCGCGCCAGTCGTGGTGATAAGCGTACCCCACGCCATGTTCGCGTAGCTGGTACGCGCAGTCTGCGAATAAAGCCCGCGATTATAATATCCAGTGATGCCGTTATGATATGATCCTCTTGCTTGCTGTGTAGAATCCAGCCACATATCGCCCGTAACCGGCGAACCAGGAGCTGAGATTGCAGCCTGATTGAGTTGGCCGGATGCACCATAAGAGAGATCGGGAGTAGTCGATACCGCCGTTCCGGACGTGGCATAATAGGCAAATTGGCCCGCGGTCCCAGAATTCACTGTCCCCGAGCCGCCACCACTGGCCACCAGAGTTGAGCCCGAAAAGCTTAGACCTGATCCAAGCGTGATCGCAGACGGAGCGGCCGAGGATCCCGTGGGGTTTCCCATCAACGACGATGCCGCGAAATTAGCCATCTTCGCCAGCGTGATCGCCGATGCCGATACAGTGATCACCCCGGTTGCGACAACCACTGTGGCATCGCCGCTCATTGTAAATCCTGCAAAGGCAACGCCAGCCGCGTTAAACTGGATTTGATTGGCGGTACCTCCGGGGTTGGCGGCTCCGCCGGTGGAGGCGACAAGTGTCGTGCCAGAGAAGGAAAGGTTGGCTCCCAACGTGATAGCAGACGGCGCCGCTCCCGATCCCGTCGGATTACCCATCAACGAAGATGCTGCGAAATTCGCCATCTTGGCGAGCGTAACGGCACTGGCGGAAATCGTGATGACGCCCGTGGATGTGACGAGAGTAGCGTCACCACTCATGGTGAAGCCGCCGAACGAACCGGCGTTATCGTACTGGATTTGACCTGAAGTGCCCCCGGGAGTGCCACCACCCCCCGAAGCGTTTATCGTGAATGTCGATCCCGCGCCACCATCACTAAACGTGATATTTGTCCCGGCCGTAAGCTTGCGCGAACCAGGAAGCTGAGTTTCGGTATTGACCGTGGCAATCGAGGTCTGCGCGGCAGTTGCCGGGCCATTCAAATGCAGCGCGCACGTCCTCATTTCAACGATCGCCGTATTGGCCCATGCCGTATCGGTGCCATCGATGACCGTTAAACCCGAGAACGTGGCACCACTCAGACCGGTTGCCTGATAGGTGCAAAACGTTTCAGGGTAGGTCCCGTAAGTTGCGGCAGTGATCACCGTGAAGAGAATGGGCGCCGAAGATGTCGGCGTCGGAAAACCTGCCGCGCTGGCCACCGTGAGGGAACCGGAGCCGAGCGAATAGCTGGAAACCGTGGTTCGCACGGCGTCGGCTGCAACGGGATAGGTTGTGCTCATTAGTATGAATCCTTATTAAGCATTAGCTGGGCTTGGTAGCCTCATCTTCGACCCCATCCCTGATAAGCTTCATCGTCGTATTTCGCGATTCCACGGCCTTGTTGTCATACGCGCGGAGCATAAATGGATTGGCTTCCATATCGCTGCGGCCGTATTCGATCACTGCCGGATAAAACGCAGGCTTACCGCCGCCCCTTGGAGTGACAGTCAGTCCTTCGACTTTACCGCTGATGCTCACTTCCAACTCAATCGAGTTACGCTTCCGTCGCTTCACAGCGCGCACCTTGACAGCCGATCGAGTAAGTCCCGTGAGGACTGGAACCTCTTGCTTGACTTCCGCTGCCATGACCTTGAGGCCAGCGCGCATGCCTTTGCGTACGATCTTTTTTTGCACACGCAAGGGCAGCGTCTTGAGTCGTCGATCGATCTCTTTGACGCCAGTAACGATGACAGTGTTTTTCAGTTGGTCAGAATCCCAAACGTGAGCACTACAGCGGCATTGCACGAAAGAAAGCCGCCATTCGTGTTGGCATTGAGGGGGTTTCCGTAAGTGTTCGCTGATCGACTCCATGCCACTGGCACGCCGGCCACCAGGTTAAGAGTATTGGTTGGAGATGTGCTGTTATTGGTGATAATCGTGCACGGCTGAGATGCCACGAAGAACAGCGACTGAATTAGACTGGCGGTAAATGCCAGAGTGAAACTGACCGCGTTAGAATTGGCCGTGAATGCTAGCGAAGGAGTGATTATCTGAGAATTGCCGGTATCACTCACGCTTCCCTTGAACCCCTGAATTGACCCAGAGGATGTCGATATCTGAATACTCTGAGTCCAGGTTACAGCCATTAGCTACCTCGTCTCTGTAGCAGCCGTAGGGTGTGAGCCGCGGCGATGCTGCCGAAGCTTCCACGAGCCAAAATCTGGTCAACCACGGCCATCACGCCCGGACAATTTGGCTCGTAATCGTGAAATGCCACGAAGCCGCCCATTACCACGTGAGGCGCGAAGTGCTCGAAGTCGGCACGGACACTGGCTTCGTTATGCCATCCATCGATGAAAAGAAAATGAATCGGTTTGGTCCACTTCACGTCAGTTGATTTGGCCACAATAACATCGACGACGTCAGCCACGCCTGCGCTTTCGAGGGTGGCCCGAAGCGCGGCCAGCGTCGAGCCCACCTCGTTACGACCATCGATCTTGCCCTCATGGGGATCGATCGCATAAAGACGTCCACTAGAGCCAACGAGCGGAGCCGCCAAGCAGACCGTTGAGCGGCCAACGTAGCTACCGATCTCAACGATGGTCGGTTCGGGAATCCTGCTCGCGACAAAGGTAGACGTGACAGTGAGCAAGCCGCCCTCGAATTCAGTAAGCCAGCCGCTAACATCAATGAATTTGCGGAACTGATCAACAAACGGGTTCAAGCGGTCGCTCCGATGTGCTCCTCGCACGTTAATTTCCACTGCCAGTTGCGCTTTTCGACATTATCAGCAAACAGCACGTTGAGCCACGAACTATCAAGATCGAGTTGTAGTTTCATATTTGGGATAATGAGACCTTTTGGGTTATCCGAGCTTGTCGGAATGGATGACCCCAGCCACCGCATCTTCACAATATGCGTGGCAGTGGGCCATATTTGCCGCACGTTAAGTTGTTCTTGTCCCTGGAGCGGGATAACTTCGGCGGCAAACAGGCCATCTGACGCCGGAGAAACAATCTGCGTGCTCCCTTGGCTGGGCTGCCCAAAACTATCGGTCGATGACTCAGGCACGTCATAAAGGCCAACCCTCTGGCGATATTTCCCGCTCTTAACCGGCCTGGGCATCGATTGGAGCCTCGTAAACGACCTGAGCGATAGCCGCCGGCGCGAGCGATTGGTTTAACGGCCCGCGCGGCCGATGTTGATCGGTGTCCCAGAGGCCCCAGGTACCTTGATTTTCAAAATCATTGCCGCCTCGATGAAAACACAGCACCTTGCGGGTCGCGAACACACGATATTTGTTCTCGTGTAGCCAGTCCGAAAACAGCCAGTCTTCCGAGTCGAAGTCGGCCTGATACTCTCCGTTCTGACACCGTATCGCATGCTTGCAAGTAAAGCCTGGGAAGTGATCCGCCCAGCCACCGACCGGGATGCGAGCGACCCATAAACCCGTATTGATCGCAAGAATTTGATCGGGCTCATCAGTACCAGAGATGTCAAAGGTCGCCGGAAACCGCTGAATTTCCCGCATTGTGAACCGTTTCGTACCCCAGACTCCCGGATAACGAATACCGGTAGTCGTCAGACCACGAATATCCTTGATCGGAACTATCGTGGTCATCACGTCCGCATTAACGCGATCCATCTCCTCAAGGAGCACGTCCAGCCAACCGATCTGCGCACCGATATCCGAATGGATCATCGCAAAATGGGTGAGGCCCTGTGCTTTCCGAGCATTGAGGGCCGAGCAGAGCATCATGTTAAAATTGTGCTCAATGTCCCCAAACTGAAGAGGCTGGACAGCGATCGGATAGCGCTTGAGCGACACCTGTGTCACCGACTGAAGCGCACACGGCATGATCGCGCCCGCATTCGGTAGCGCCAGAAAGACCCTGTACGGCTTGCGTGGAGGCATCCGGCCCCAGTCCACGTCACAAAGACCATCCTCGAACCGCGCGGATGTCTCGAACGATGCGGACAATTCCGATGACGAACTAACAGTATCCACATTAATCATACGTAGCTTCCCCATTGTATGCTCATGATCGCCCTTTCTGCCGTTGGCGTTACGACCAACCTGACGTCCATGGACGCCTCGCGATTCTCGTAACTATCAGCTACCACCTGCATGATCGCCAGCATCGCCGTCCAGGGTATGGCTGGAGGTTGCACCGCGTACATCGTCGCTGCCGGATCGCCGGTCAGGCTTGGCGTTACCGTGATGGCAGGCTGATAAGAGATGCCATTAGCTAGCGACGACGACCACTGGACAAAAATAGGCACGGAGGGTAATGGTCCCCCGGAGCACAGCGCATTCCCCGCGCCAACCGATGAAAGAGCTTGTAGAGCCGTCTGAACCTGCGCAGCCGTGGAGTTGTACGCCAGGCTTGTCGTCGTAAAACCCGAGAAAGTTAATGTAAAAGTCCCACCAGTTGGCTGTCCGTAAGTCATGATAGTTTGGGATGGAGGGCCTCCATAGTAGGCTGAATTCGTGGTGCCCGCATACCACGGCGTGAGCCCGTAACCAGCGACAAAAGTGAATGACACCGCATCGATCTGTGGCCGCGCCAAAGGCCACACAGCACTGTATTGCGGCATTACCCGGCCCGGAGTGCCCGTCGATACGATGATCTGATTCGAGTAAATCTCGAGCAAATTACCCGAGCTTGGGTCAACATACTGGATATTCATCAGTCCCTGCAAAGGCGGCTGACGGACCTGCATGATTCCCTGCGCTGTCGGTAGCCACCACGGGTTAGGACCTATCGACCGGATAAACCGATTATAATATCCCCCTGATGTCAGGAATCCCTGAAAGAATACCTGACGCACCCGAGCGGCAATCGTCCTGGCAGAGGCCGTCTCGACATAATCCGTCGCAGCCGCAATCAGCCCCGCGACAATCCAGTCGTCGTCACTGAACTCGATGCGCGCAAACTGCTTTGCCTGAGCAATCGTAACCGGGAAGGCCAGCGGTGGTGTGACATCCACCACTCGCCACCAACCTGGGTCAGCATCGGATGGAAAGCCTTGGATCAAGGCTTAAACCGCTCCCCTCTGCGGCTTCCCGACGGCACGCTCCGCTCTCGCTGGCGCGGGATTAAGTGCGGTCTCGACTTCTGGCTCCGGATTACCGTGAAGCCGAGGCGGAATCGGCCGCACGCTGATTACTTTGTCGCCAGCGCGGATCGAATACGGCTTGGCCACCTTGAGCCGCATCAAGTGATCTAGTAGGGTCTCGGACGGCCCAACCTGCGCATCACCGGTCAGACCATCAGTCGCAGGGAAGATGCTTCGATCTGACGGTTCGACCTTAATTATCTCACCTGGCTGACAGTGTCGAGACAGAATCTTGGCAGCTCTGAGGACTATCACGTGGCTGATGCCGCGGGGGGAGTTATTCTCCCCCCGCGGCTGAAATCCACTTTCGCTCATCGGCAATCCCCGATCATGTCGCAGGCAGAGTGTAGCTGCTGATAATATCTACACAGTTGCAAAAGCTCTGATAATGGCGAATATTGACATCGAAATCCTGTAGCGTCGTAATCACCACGCCACCATTCGCCGCCTGGGTAAATGGGTCGATTATCGTGTCCATCCCGGACCACATCGCGTACACCAGATCTTCGAAGTTGCCGAAGATCATGCAGTGCAAATTGGTGCTTGTCCCCTTGATGATATTTTGGGGCAACAAATTGGTGATCGCACACGGATATCCATTGGTTGGAAAGTCCGGCGCTTCGGTGTTCCAAAGGTAAATCGGGTACGTTGACCCAATTTTGGCGGTAACCTTCATCGTGCCGCGAGTCAAGGCATCAGTAACATAAGATAGTGACCCGACGTCAGCGTTGAAGCCGGCAACGTAGGTCTCTTGCGCTACGACCTGTGTCCACGAAGGGGCCAGACCGTTGGCACCGAGAGCGTAGACCGCAACCTGCATGTTATTGAGAATGCCAAGCGGAAATCCCCCGGCGCCCGGACCATTGAACGCAGCCGTCTCAACACCACGAGCCACGACAGCCGCATGATCCTCGCGGACGAACATCTCTGCATCGACGTTGACCTGTTCTAGGAGCTGGCGAGTGTAAGTCGTTTGGACACCGCCGGTGTGCGGGGAAAAAGGAACCTGGTCAATCGTCTGATTGGTTGGCGTGACAGAGCCGCCCTGCGACACCATATAAAACGCGCTGGCAGTCGACTGCCGCGGGATTGCAAATAACCCCTGCATGTCGACCAAAAACCGGGCGCCGAGGCCCGGGGTGACCATCCTGGCACGCAAAAGCTCAATAATTGTCGTATCAAGGATCGTCGGGATTGCGCCGCCGCCGGCCGTCGTGTCAAACGTGCCGCTAGCCCTGACTTCACGTCCCTCGCGGATAGCATCCCGGCGCTGCGCCTCTTCATACCGCATGAAACCAGTTTTGATGCCGGCTCGCGAAGCAAAGCGAAATGAGGCCCGGCGATCCACCGGGAGATCGAGCGGGATGAGCACGGTACCTTGGAGGTTATGCAGATCGGGCATCGCCGAACGCTTTTTCAGCATCTCCTGATGTACCTCGAGCTCGAGCCCGGACAGTTTCCAGTCCGGCCGATGGTAATAGTCGGCCATTCCGGATCGCCATGCCTTCAGGAGCGAATAGCTATGGCGAGTACCGACGTTCTTGGGGTCGTTGTGCGGTAACGCCGGGTCCATCTCGGCCAATCGGCCCGTACGCGTCTCAGCCCCGCCATCGGTGCCCTCGTCGAAGTCGTCGGCCTTCTCCCACTGCTCGGCTGCGGTGATCTGCTGCGCGTAAAGACCAGACAGCTTGCGTAGCTGCAAAATCTCAGTTGTGTGACCGTCCGCGCGCGACCACCTTTCATCGTCGGGCTTGACGCCATCACCCGAAAGCTCGCCCAGAAGCCGAGATTGCTCCTCGTCTTTAGCCCGAAGCTTTCCGTCGACTTCTGCCTTCTTCCGCCTCAATTCAGGCGGGGTCAGGCTTGGCTTATCAAGAGCTGCCGTTGCCATGCTTATACCCCCTCAAAAATGGGTAACCCAAGCCTGAGCTTGAGGATTCGAATTCTTTGCTGACACACTGCCCCGTCTGATCGCAAACGAAGCTGAACCTGCGCCTCTTTCCACTGATCGAAAGAGCGACATTCGCCGAGCATCCGCATGCCCGTGGATGTATCAAGGTATGCCGGGTAAGTCACTGGTCCGACGTCGAATAGATCGCGAATTTCATTCACGGTGCGAATGACGTCATCGCCGCTCCGCTCCCATTTGTCACCACCTTCACCGACAGTGAAGCTGAATGACGAACCGTCCATATCGCCTGAAGCTATGTTCTCAACCGTATCTCGATGAGCTGACGTATTGCCGACGCGAGCCTTGTACCAAAGCGCATCATCGTCAGTCCAAAGCTCGAGAGTTCCAGCTTTAGTGCGCCCGAGAAGCTTGTCTGGGTCATGATTTCTAAGCGCCCGGACATCGCACCGTTTCAGGCAGTTTTCAAAGGCTTTTCGGCCCAATTTCTCACGAAAACCGCCCAAATCCTGGCTTAATTTATTGAAAACGGCTGCCTTGCCGGTGATATATTTAGCCCCACTTTTATCTTCGATGACGCGCACTTCCGCATCTCCGAAGGGGAAAAACCGCCGTTCCGGAGTCGAACTCATCGATTTTGCCCCTCTTTCGCTCATGTCAGGCACCCTGGAACACCACTTCCGTGGTTTTCACCGACTCATTGCCACCGCATCGGACCTTGCCACGCTCAATAAGCCCTCGCGGGCCATAGAATTCGTAGTCGCAATCCATGGGGAGCTGTGGAAGCTGATCCGGTGGCACCCCACAGATAGCGCGGCCGAATTTGTCGACATCGAACCGAAATTCCTGCGGATCTCGCTGGCTCACCAGCTTCACACCGCGAATCACGACATAACCGTGCTCAATCGGCACGCGCTTGCGCCGCTTATCTGTCTTTATCCCAATAACAGCCCGAACTGGCCCCTGGCCTTCGCCACCAGCGATGCCGCCCGGTTCAAATTGGCCCGTTGGAGTGGATACCGAGAACGATTCCATTTCCGTCGGATGCACGAGCTGGAAATCCGCAAGACCGAATTTGAGCATGTAACGATCCTTTAGGCTGCGTGCCCGTTGAGGACTGATCGATCGGTAAATATTTCCTGAAGCCCACGAGGGTTTTTATCATCAGATGACTGCTCGTTACCCTTCACCGGGAGCTTTTCGGTAAGACCCATGATGTTGACGGGCTTGAATCTGAGGTTGCCGCCGTCACTGTCCGGAATGGGATTCAAGCCCTCTAGCTCACGGATTTCATTGACGGTATAGATGCCAATTTCCCACATTTTCCGGTAATAATCAGCCCTATCCTTGGTGAGCTTGAGCAGGAGAGGCCGGAAGTCGTGCTTGGTGTATAGCCCGGCTTCGTAACCGTCTCTGCCGATAAGTTTAAAGTTGATGCATTCTTCAAATCTGATGGCCCAAGGGCGCAAACATGAAATGATGTAATCGTCGTTCGCCGCTTCGAGGTTTGCAAGGTGCGCAGTCGTGAAATCGGCCAATTTGTGCGGCGGAAGGCGCCAAATCCTGGCAATTTCAACCACCTGAAACTGCCTGGAGGCCAAAAACTGGGCCTGTTCGGGACTAATCTGGGACGCCACAAACTTGACGCCCTGCTGTAAAATCGCGATTTTATTGGCCGCCGCGGAGCCCTGATGCACTAAATTCCATTCATTTCTGAGGTTGGCACGAGCTTCATCGGTCATTTTTCCGGGATATTCAAGCACGCCCGAAGGAAGGGCGCCATTACCCATGAAACTGGCTCCAAACTGCTCGAGCGCCTTGCCAAGCCCGATCCCTTCCCGTCCAAGCGCCACTGGTGCATAGCCAACAAGACCGTTAAACCCGAGTCCTGAAAAGTGAAGCATGTTCCATGGTGCAATCTTGCGGTTTTTAAGCCCCCCGCCTCCTGAACTGGCCTGTTGTTGCTCCTGTATTTCATAAAACAGATCACCCCCCTTCGTGCGCTTCAGCAAAACGATACTCGGATGGAGCATGTGCAGCTTTTTCGGGGCTCCAATGGCATCCCATTCGATCTCGGCGTAGGCGTTTCCCCACCCGCAAACGTGACCATCGTAGGCTTCCCGCCAGTTGATTGAGGTACATTCGCCGTCTGGAGACCAGTTGAATAACTGGCTAACAGGCTGCTTTTCCTGGACGAGCGAACCACCATTTGGAATTTTCTTGAATACACAAAACGGGAGGCTCGCGAGGTCTTCCGTAATCACCCTAATGGCCGCATACCAGGCCATAAAAGTGAGGGCCGTCTGCGGAGTGACCAGGACACCAGCGATACTGGGGACCTGGAGGCTAGCGGTAAAGCCCGGCGCGGAGAGTCCCGCCGCCGAGCTATACCGCTTCTCCTTGCGGTGTTTTACGAGTTGTTTGCCGAAGCGCTTCAGAGGAACTCCCTGAAGTTGATTTTCTTAACTTCGGGCATCGGTGCGCCCTCAAGCTCAATCGCCGAATCGAGCGACATCCATCGTCCGCCGATGAGCTGGAAGATTTTCACGTTGTTGCCGTTCTCGAACAGCAGCACGCGATTCTTGGATTCCATGGCCTGGGTCAATCCTTTTCTGCAATTGACCAGCGCGTTATCGGACAACCGCTGATTGAAAATCAGAAGCAACGGCGGGTAATCGCCGTTGCCGTCTGCGATGAGATAGCGATCTTCCGCCATCAGATCATCCCTTTCCCGGCCGTCTGCCCCTTGACCGCCCGCCCGGTCGTCCTTGAGGCCGAACCTGACGCAAAGTCAGGAGCGCCCGTGAAATCACCGTTGCCGGCGACGTTATCATCGTTTCCGGGAGCTGTTGGCGTGAATGGCGCCGTATCAGCCAGAAGCTCCGCAACACTGCCCCCCGGCGCCATCTTGAGTACCGTCACGACTTCGCCCGGCAGAGGCGCCAGCGCTCGCTGAGCGACCGCCCCGGGTCGATTGGCGAGTAGATCCCGCGTGAAGTTGGCCGCCTGGCCGACCACAATCGGATTAAGATTGCGCATTGTCGGTCGCGACGTCTTTGCCGCCCCCTGATCCGGCTCGCGCCCCATTTCGCTCAAAACTGACTGCTTTTGCCATTCCGAGGGAGGCCGTTGCGTCGGTGCCTTGCCGCCCGGCGGCATACCCATTGTCGTTCGGGATTCCACTGTTTGGCTCCTCTATTAAAGGGTTATCAAACTGAATATAAGGCTTGGACCGCCTCATGACCCGTAAATCGCCACGCCGAGGACACCGCCGTTGACAGGAGTGCACAGCACCTTGCAGTTTGCCGCGGCACTGTTAAAACCGTTGATATCAGCGATAATCACCGTGCCGCCGTTGGGTTTGACGACATATGATCCGTTGGTATTGAGGTTCAGTGTCGCTCCGTTGGTAGCACTCCCGTTTACGTACCACGACGCGTTACCATTCGTTATTCCGTCGACGCTCGAGAGATTTTGTAACACCATCAGGTTAATCGTCGCGAACGTCGTGTCGCCCCAAAAGCCGTTCGTGTTAGCCTGGGTGTTCGTCGTGTCGAACGTAATCGCTGTCGTGCCATTAACGCCAGCATTGATGATCAGGCCAGCACCTTTGGTGTAACCCATTCGTGCCGCTGCTGACCCGAAGTCGCCGCCGATAATAGCTATTGCCGCGTTGCCCACCGGAACAATCGCGTTTCCCTGCGGAAAAGTGACATTGTTCGGAGCGCGAAACGCAATCCCGCCCGGTTGACGAGCCGTCATGAATAGCGCAGACTGGGGCTCAAAGCCTTGGACCAAAGGCGTAACGCCTACCGCATTGGCGTTAGCCGAATTGACGTCCATGAGGGCAGCCTGGAGGTTGTTATAACAAAACACCAAGTTGCCAGAATTAGTAGTCGAATATCCTACGGGAACCGCCATGTCATATCATCCTTTCCTAATGGATGTCAGAGCACCAATTGCCCTGGTTGGTTGTAAACTAAATCAACATCACGCTCCGGATCAGCCTTCCACGCCGCTATCGCATTGATAAGCGCGGCCAAAGGATCGATGCGCTCTGTCATGGATGACTTATCGAGACACATAAGACCCGTTGGATTCCTCTTGATCGTCGCGTTGGCAATCGCCGCGTTCAGCACAGGATTGTCCCCGTGCTCGATTTTCTGGCTCAAAATCATCTCCTCGAGCGCCACGCACGCCTCGTTCAGCCGAGATGGAATCTGAGCGATCGCCGCGATCGGGACCATCGCCTTGGCGGCAACGGAGTTGAGAAGATCGGATGCATAAGCTTTATCGGCAAACATCGATCTCACTGGGAACCGCTCGTTAAGTTCGATGATCTCGCGCTCAATCTGGCCACCGTCAACGGCGTCAGCAACATTGCCATCAGTAAATCGAATCGCCCCCATCTTCTGCCATAATGGATAAAGCTCTTTGTTTCTCAGCTCGTCGCGCCATTTCCCGTCCCTGGGGAGCCAGCAGCGTCCAGCGATCTTCAGGCCACCATCGACGGGCCAAATCATCCAGTAAGCCGAGATATCACCCGTCACCCCGCGATCAAAACCAGAGTAACAAGACTGACCCTCCATCGACGCCAAATCGATGTCACCGAGGCAAAACGCGCAGGAACTCCACGCATCAACGTTGATCCACCGATTTTGCTGTTGAGTCCATTGATTGAGGGAAAATTGCCTGAATTCATTCTCGTGCACCGGGAATTTCACCGCCGTCTGGAACTTGTCTCGCATGTCCTCCAGATGGCAAAAATCACCTAACCCGGGATTGATGCGATGCCAAACGGACTCGTCCGACCAATCCTCGCCATCCTCAAGCTCGTAGAGAATCGGCAAGAACGTTGGATCACTGGCCGGATCAGCTTTTGCGGCCCTCGCCCGACTCCATAGCTCCCAGCATAATGACGTCCGGTCCCACCCGGCCGTGGTAATATAGATCGTCAGAGGCTCTTTCGTGGCTCCCATGCCGGTCTCGAGCGCGGCATGTAGGCTCCCATTCGGGAATACGTGTACCTCGTCGAAGATATTAACGGTGGGCTTGAGCCCATGCTTGAGCGCCGCATCCGACGATAAGGCTTCGAATCGAGATCCATTGGCCTCAAACTTGATTTGCTTGTCGTTGCCACGATAAATTTGGCAAACCGCCGACATTGCCTCGCTCTGGCCAATCATCGTGCTGGCCGCTTCATGGATAATGGCAGCTTGTTTCGCGTCCCCCGAGGCCGAATAAATCCGGTGGCCCCGACGCCCCGAAGCGAGCAACAGAAAGCACACGATCGCTGCAACCAGCTCCGTCTTACCATTTTTGCGGGGGAGGCCAATAAACACCCGGCGGTACCGAGCTTTCCCGTTCTCGTCGAAGATCCGCCGCACAATGTTTTCTTGCCAGGGACGCAGCGCGAACGGTTCGCCGATGAAGTCCCCGGTGTGCTTGAGATCGTTGATAAAATCAACAACCGCGTGCGGCTTAACCTTGGGAGGCCGGCCGCGCTTACGAGGTGTGGCTGTGGTGGTCACCGATTCCAAGGCTTAAAAGAGCGAATCTCGTCCACGGTGGGGAACTGGCCACAAAAATGAAAAGCGCGATCGTCAATAAACATGACGCACGCTGGTTTAAACGGGCTCATGGCTATACGTGGCATACCAACGAGGACGGGGCTCGTCCATGCGCGCGGAATCCCTTTTGACTCAAGCCAACTTCGAGCAGCATGAACCGACGGCGATCGCGCAAAACTTGCCGACACAAGAACGACCGCGAATTCCTCCGAGATCGCCCTTAGCCAGTCGATCGCCCCCGGGATCTCAGGTGAACCAGCTTCCGCGAAACCTCTGGCGCCATCCCTGTGGTCGTGGATGACGCCATTGAAGTCGACCCCGATGGTGAGCTTGGACGTCATGCGTGAATCTTGATCCTGTCGGCAATCGGATCACTTGGCGTTTCTGGGGATTTGGCGATGGCGTGGACGGCTGTCGTGCTCGGCTTGATGGTCAGGCCAAGCTCGCGTAATAGGCCGCGGCGCTGAGAGCTGAGTAGCGGGATAATCTTGGTGTCGTCGTCGACATAGGCTTTGTCGAGTCGCACCTTAATGCGCGCGCATTCGGTGACCGTCCCGAGGTCCACCCGGTCGAGCGAGCCGCGGTTACCGAGCACGTCGCAGAGCCGGAAGAACTCGGCTGTGGCTTCGGGGCCGAGAGCTGACGTCGGCTCCAGCTTGTCGTGCTGGATGCGTCTAGTGATGCGCCTGGGACCGTTCTGGGCTGTCTGGGGTTTGGGTCCGCGGGACATCACACAAAGCCCTCTAGGCAAAAAACACTCGAAAAAATGTGCAGCTT